TAGCAAGAAAAAGAAAAAGAAAATTATCTTACTATTCTAATATATTAGTTGTAAGTGATCCTGCTCATCCACAAAATGAAGGCAAAGTATTCATATTCAAATATGGTAAAAAGATATTTGATAAGATTACAGAAGCGATGCAACCAGCATTTGAAGATGAACAACCAATTAATCCATTTGATTTTTGGAAAGGTGCAAACTTTAAACTGAAAATTAGAAAAGTGGATGGTTATTGGAACTATGATAAATCTGAATTTGAGCCTGTTAAGGCAGTTGCTGATAGTGATGAAAGTATCAAAGCAATTTGGTCAAAACAGTATGCTCTAACACCTTTCTTGGCCCCTAGTAATTTTAAAACCTATGATGAACTCAAAGAGAAACTGAATAGGGTAATTACGGGAACGAGAAGTACTGGAACAGTTGAAAGTGCTGAACTCCCTCCAGCAAAATCTAACGGTTCAGTAAAAAGTAATAGTAAAACTACTCCAGCCGCTAGTGATGATGACGATACGTTATCTTACTTTAGTAAATTGGCGGATGATGAGTAGAATCTCTCTCTACTAATACTGAAAAGGTGGCCAGTAATGGCCACCTCTTTAAACTGGCACTGAATTTAAATTAATAAAAGAACGATCAAAGTTTGTAGGCTCCATAGTCATAGCCTGTGTATTAGAAGCATTTACACTACTATTAGATATATTAGGTGCTACCACTGTATTGTTGGTAGGTTTAGATTCGTTTAATGCCTGATTTTCAACACTCATTTGATTTAAGTTTTGCGATCTTACATTTCGTGTCATTTGATTAATACTTCTTCTATCTTCACCACCTTCAGCATTTATAGGTATTATTTTCATAGCATCTGATTCACGGCCTGTATTAAAGGCTTTTCTATCAACTATAGTTTCGCCATCAATCTCATTTCTATTGACCATTTGACCTTGGCCAGTACGTTTTTGAATATCAGTTTCATATTGAGGGCTTTGTTTATCTTCTTGGCCAGGCACGGCAGTTTTATTAGGGTCGCCTATTTCTTCATTTTTCTTATCATCAGATTTTAATAAACTAAAAGGCCATATCTTACTAATACTATCAAATATATTAGCAAAGAAATCAATTACACTCTTAATTACTTTATATAAGGTGTAAATAACTACGCCAATACCTATAGCTATTAAAACAAATTTTATAAGAGGCAATAATAATGCCATAAATCCCATAGCAACTCTACCAACCATACCAGCTAATTTACCAAAACCTTTAAATAAATCACCACCTAATTGTGTGATTTCTTTACCAAAACCTTTTATTTGTCTAAATGCTTCGCCTACTGTTTGGTCTAATGGGCCAGAAACTCTTTCTTTAGGTTTTAAACCTATTCTATCTTTTGCTTTTTGCAAATCTTCTTCTCTTTTAGTAATTTTTTCGTTATCTTTTAAAATTTTATTTCTATCTTTTGCTATAATTTTATCGCCATCTTGTAATTTTTTAACATCATCTCTAGCTTTTTCTTTTGCTTTTTCTATTGATTTTTCCTCTATTCTTATTCTTTTTAATTCTTCTTTTTCTTGTTGTTTAGTTAACAACATTAATTTAGTACCTTTTTCATTTAAAACAGTATTGATACCTCTTTCTCTTAATATATCTCTCTCTTTTGTTAATTCTACAGTTTTTTCTTCTTGTAATCTTTTTGCTTCAGCTTTATCTTCTTTACGTTGTCTATTCATATCATAGAGTTTTTGAACAGCATCGCCAATTTCTTTACTATATTTACTTAAATCAATACCTAATCTTGATTGTAACTTATCAATCATTTCAAAACCTTTATCAATATCTCCTTCTTTATTTGAAGCTAATAAATCATTTACTTGTTTTAATTGAGAGTCAATAGGTAAAAATTGTTTTGTGGTATTTACCGACATTTGATTAATTCTATTAGTTACTGTAGTAGCAATAGCACTTAAAGCTGAAGTTATATTTGATGTGGTTAAAGGTTTACCACTTTGTTCTGTAGAAATTCTTTTTATATTTGAAACTGATTGTGCTTTATCTCTTAATTTTTCGTCAATAATTTGTTTTTGCTGATCAGCGACCTTCTCTTGTTTGGCAGTTAATCTTTCCATCTGTCTAAAGATTTTACTTCCACCTGCCATATACAAACTGATGTCTTTTTCTTCTGCCATTTATTAACCTATTTGCTCGTCTATTTTAATTTTTTGTTGTGTTACTGATGGTACTGTTTGAGCTACTATTTTTTTATCTTCAATCTTTTCTTGTGTTCTACCATATGCAGATATACCTAATACAGCACCCATAGCTATATGAAAGAAACCAGCACCTTGTAATGTCAATGGATTCCATTGTGTAAACACAACTGTTTTTAAATATGTTGCTTGAGCAAAATTCCATAATATAGGAAATATAACAAAATCAAAAGCACATACGGCCAGATATAACCAACCCATAGCAGGTCGCCATTTATTATTAAAACCTGTTTCTTTATTTTGTGTACTCATTGACTGTTCCTTTTCTTTCTTTCCGCTTCTTCTTTTAAATGATTAATCAATAATGAAATGTATATATCACGCTCCCAAGGTATCATATTTTCAAGCTCACTTAATGAATATTTATGATGTTGTATCAGAGCAAAGTTAGTTTCGAAGTATGCCTCTAGTGAATTGTGAGCGAGGCTTATTCGAAAAAATCAGATATTCCTGTTAAAACCACCTTACTTTTAACATTAGTTTTAGGATTTGTTACCTCTATTTCGTGTTTCAATACAGGCATTGTTTCATAAAACTTCTTAATTTTAACAAAGGCCTCTTGTGGTAGACCTTCTAGGAACTCTCTTAATTCTTTTTTAGTACTATCTTTTGCTGGGTATATTTTATCACCTTCAAAAACGTGATCAATACAATCAACTAAAATTGTAAACATCATCTCTATTTGTTGAGTGTCAATTTTACCCTTACCATAATCATAGTTTTTTAAAGTAGGGTAACCTAATACTACACCTAAGTTTCTCTTTTCATCTAAGATTATTTTATTAGTATGTTCATCATCTACCTGAACTTCAATTTTAGTTAAATCAATTTCAGTTTCAACATAAGTTTTTCCATCGTCTGGACATATTGTTTTAAATTTAGATATTTCTGATACTGATTTAGCTCTTAATTGTAAAAATATATACTCTATATCAAATATAGGTAATAAATCTACTTTCAAAGCATTAAATGTACAAGCATTAATTATTTCTCTTATTGCTTCAACAATTTGTTTGTTGTCGCCTGTTTCTTGTGCTATGAAAAGTATTTTTTCTTCCTTCACTAGAAAAGGTCTAAACTTAACTTTTAAATCTTGTGATGGTAGAGTCAATTCATATGTAGGCACATCAACTCGTGGTAACGTCATTATTATCTCCTGTTTTATTATAAATTAAGTGGTGGTAAATTGCCAAATGGAGGAAATACTCGACCACCTGTAATACCACCAATCGGTATACGTCTTTTTAGTCCTTGTAATACATCAACACCAGCACGTCTTAATTCTGGTGGTAATTTGTTTAATAGGCCGCCAAATGCACCAAAAGAACTTTTAACAGTAACATCTCTAAAGTTAGCTTGACCTAATTCTATATTGCCTGATCTATCTAAGAAGTAATTTATCCAATATCTAAAACCAAACGTTACTTGAAACGTTTGTACAGCATTATTTTCATATGAATATTCAACAGCACTGATAATTTTTGGATAACAATCAAATAATTTAACAGCATATGTTACATCATCTCTTTCGTTACGACTTGCAAATTGACCTAATTGAAATATGTTTACATCAGATACGTAATTATCATAAAAATTAAAATTATGACTTTGATTACTGAACGCAGCTTTTTGCCATAATTCAAAATAACTTCTCTCTCTTAAAAACTTATCAGCATAAAATGTTGCAGTTATATCGGCCGATTTATAATCAATTGCTATTTTATATGCAGGACCGTGATGTTTAACTTCTTTCATTTCTATAGTACGCTCAGGCATAGATATAGCAGAACAAAATGCCTGTACACGTCTAGCGTTTGCTTTTTGTACAGCAATCATTT